TAGCCTCGACATTCTCCTTCTTCGTCGGCCATCACCTGAGCACGATCGAGGGCGGGATGGTCTGCACGGATGACGCGAGCCTCGCGAACGTGTTGCGGATGGTGCGGGCGCACGGCTGGGACAGGAACGTCAGTCCGCATGTGCAGAAGGATCTACGTAAGGCCTTCGACGTAAGCGACTTTCATGCCCCCTACACGTTCTACTCGCTCGGTTACAACCTGCGCCCCACGGAGATCACCGGATTCCTGGGCCGCACGCAGCTTCCGCTCATGGACGAAGCCATCAGCAAGCGCGAGGAAATCTATCTGCGGTTCGAGGCGGTCGCAAGACAGAACCCCAGCCATTTCCGGCCGCTCCTGCATGATCACATGACCAGGCTGTCGGCGTTCGCCTTACCGGTGATCTGCGAGGACAAGACGCTGCGTGCCAAGTATGTGGAGCGGTTCCAAGCCGCTGGCGTAGAAGTCCGTCCGCTCATCGCCGGGAACATTCAGCGGCACCCGTTCTGGAAGGCGGCAGGGCTGCCGATGTATCCGACACCCGGAGCGGACTTCCTGCACGAGTGCGCATTCTACTGTCCCATCCGGCCCGACATGACGGAGGAGGAAATGGAGATCGTGGAGGGGTGCCTGCATGGCTAGACCAAGGGAAGAACTCAGGGGAGATGAGCCGCAATACATTTCATCGTTCTTTGTTGATCCGAAAGGGTGCTGGATCTGGACGAAACGACACAGCAGATCGGGATATGCGGTCGAATGGGTCGATGGGAAAGATCGGCGCGTTCATCGAGTCAATTGGGAGGCCATGAACGGACCCGTTCCTGATGGGCTGGAATTGGATCATCTGTGTCGTGTTAGGCATTGCGTGAATCCGGAGCACCTTGAGGCCGTGACGCACGAGGAGAATATGCGCCGCGGAATGCAGGCAACAGCAACGCACTGCAAACGGGGCCATGAATTCACGCCCGACAATACGATCGATATGGCCAGGTTCAAGAAGCCCGGGCTAAGAATTGGAAGACGCCAGTGTCGCGCATGTGCTCGTGCCACATCACGAGAATGGAAGCGGCGCAATCGCGCGAAGCTAATGGATGGCGAATGATCTCATTTGTTCCCGGCTACTATGGATTTTTAGGGAACATGATGTTCCAGTACGCCGCCACCCGCGCACTCGCCATCAAGCACGGCGCGGAGACGGTCTGGCCGATCGGCAAGAGCCCGTCCCTCGCTGACCTGTTCCCCATCAAGGCATTCAAGCGCCCGCATCCGGCAGACAAGGTGAGCTATACCTACCAGGAGCCGCACTTCCACCACGACCCAGCTTTCTGGAGCCTGCCGGACGGGACGCAACTGTCGGGGTATTTCCAGAGCGAGAAGTATTTCGCGCCCTATGCCAAGGAGATCCGCGAGGAGTTCTCTCTGAAGCGGTACTACTACCACGTTCCCAATCTGAACGATGCAGGTGTGACCGTGTCTATCCACGTGCGCCGTGGCGATTACCTGTCCTTCCCGGAGCATCACCCGCCGCTGACGATGGACTACTACCGGGCCGCGATGGAGCACTTCCCGGCCGCGCGGTTCCTCGTCTGCAGCGATGACCCGGGATGGTGCCTGCTGAATTTCCGGGACGCGGGATACCCGGTGCAGATCATCACCGGCAAGAGCCCGGTGGAGGACATGGCGCTAATGGCATCCTGTGACCACCACATCATCGCGAACAGTTCCTTCTCATGGTGGGCGACATATCTGGCGGACTGGAAGAACCATCCCAACAAGAAGGTGATCGCGCCGCTGAAGTGGTTCGGGCCGGCCAAGGGGGCATGGAATACCAAGGACCTGATTCCGGAAGGGTGGGTGAGGCTGTGAGCGAATGGGGCGGATTCCTGATTGCCATGGCGGGGCTGGCCGTGTGGTGGGTCATCGTGCTGTACAGACAGCATCGGAGAGCCCGTCGATTTTTTCTTGCCATGGAACAGTCCGATAAATTCCACCACGAGATGCTCGCGAAGATGTATCCCGAAGTAAAGCTAGGCGAATGGAAGCCGTGGGAATGGCTGCATTGAAAGTAAACCTGTTCGACTCCGCCTTCTCTCACGTCCCCTACAGCGTCCCCGGCCGCACATCCAAGCATATCCAGTGGGTGCGCGGGCCGCGAGAGAAGGCCGACCCGGATCTCGTCACGGTCATCACCGACGAATACCTGATGTATGTCGGCGCATGGCCCAAGCGGTCGCGCCTCATGGTCGGATGGCTTCTTGAGGGGCGAGCCTACGGAGCGAAGCATTACAACGCGGTCCCCTATTTCATCGACCGCCTCGACCTGCTGCTGACGCATGACGATCTGCTGCTCAGGCGCTACCCGGAGAAAGCCCGCTTCGTGCCGTTCGGGGGATGCTGGATTCCGGATGAGAAGTGGGGAATGCACCCCAAGACGAAGCTGGTCTCCATGATCTACAGCGGGAAGAACTTCATGGAGGGGCACAAGCTGCGGCATCAGGTGGCGGCCATGAATCTCGGCATCGACCTGTACGGGCACGGCTGCGGCAGGCCCATCGCGTGCAAGTCGGAAGGGCTCGCTGACTACATGTTCTCCGTGGTCATCGAGAATGACCGCGCCGAAAACTACTTCACCGAGAAGATTCTGGATTGCTTCGCGCTTGGGACCATCCCGATTTATTGGGGCGCTCCGAATATCGGCAGATTCTTCGAACCGCATGGCATCTTGAGTTTTGAGACCATCTCACAACTCGGAATGCTCTTGAGTGTGATTTCAGAGCAACGACTCACTCCTATGATGCGCATAGAGGAAGCCGCTGAACGCAACCTCGTCACCGCCCGCAAGTACGTGCTGCCGGAGGATTACATGTACGAGCATCACCTGAAGGCGTTCGATGCCTAGTGCCTTTGTCAGTGGGGCGAGCGGCCAGGATGGGAGTTACCTGTGCGACCTACTCCTGGCGAAGGGATACCGGGTCCACGGGCTCATCCGGCGTAGCTCCAGCATCAACACCTCCCGCCTCGACCACATCTTCGAGCACAAGCGGCTGCGACTGCATTACGGCGATGTCTGTGACGGCTCAGGGCTGGCGCGGCTGCTCGCCGAGATCAAGCCGGACGAGATTTACCACCTCGCCGCGCAGTCACACGTCCGGGTCTCTTTCGATGTCCCGGAATACACCGGGGATACGGTGGCGCTGGGGACCGTGCGACTGCTGGAAGCGATGCGCCGGGAATGTCCGAAGGCGCGCTTCTATCAGGCGAGCAGTAGCGAGATGTTCGGCTCCGCTCCACCGCCACAGTCAGAGACGACCATCTTCCAGCCGCGCAGCCCTTATGCCTGCGCCAAGGTCTACGCCTATCACACGGCCATCAACTACCGGGAAGCCTATGGGCTCCACATCAGCAACGGCATTCTGTTCAACCATGAGAGCCCGCGGCGAGGGGAAACGTTCGTCTCGCGGAAGATTTCCCGTGCGGTTGCCCGCATCAAGGCCGGCTTACAGGACCGGCTCTCCCTGGGCAACCTGGATGCTAAGCGGGATTGGGGCTATGCGCCGGAATTCGTGGAGGCCATGTGGCTGATGCTGCAACAGGAGAATCCTGGCGATTACGTCATCGCCACGGGGGAGTCCCGCACGGTCCGGGAGATGGTGGAGCATGCCTTCGATCGCGTCGGGCTGGATTGGGAGAAGCATGTGGACATCGACCCGCGGCTGTTACGGCCTACGGAGGTCAATTACCTGAGGGGGAATCCGAATAAGGCGAAGCGGACATTCGGGTGGAGTTCAACAGTCAAGTTCGCGAAGCTGGTGGATCTGATGGTCGAGGCGGAGGTCAAGGAGGCACATCGTGAGGAAATTGGCGCTGTTGAGCATGTTGCTGCTGGGGGCATGTAATAGGGATGCAGCCACCATCGAGGTCGCGCCGCGCATCGACCTGATCTGCAAGTCCTGCGATCGCACCGCGGCTGACATGGCGCTGAATACTGCCTTGCCGATCCCTATCGCCGATATCGTCAACTATGACCTGTGCTTCGCTCAGGACGATAGCAATCGCTGCTGGTATGGCTGCCCCGGCAGCATCGAGGACAGCATCTTCAAGGGCGACCAGATCTGCAAGTGAAGCCGCGCGTTCTGATCCTTGGCCATACCGGCATGTTGGGGCAGGCCCTGATCCGGGCCATCCCCAAGAATCCCGAGACCGGGCCGATCCACCTCATCATCGCCGCCGGCCTGGTGGGCGGGATCCGCGACAACATCTCCCGACCGGTGAATTACTTGCGGGCCAACTTGAAGATTGCCCTGGACTTCCTGGAGAAGGCACAGGCCAGCGAGGCGGAGCGGGTTATCTATGTCGGTTCCTCCTGCATGTACCCCAAGCACTGCCGCCAGCCGATGCGCGAGTCGGACCTATGGAGCGGCCCGCTCGAGCCCACGAATGAAGGCTATGCCATCGCCAAGCTGGCCGGCGAAGCTCTGTGCAGAGCCTACCGACAACAGGAGAAGCTCGACTTCCGGACCGCCATCCTGTGCAACCTGTACGGTCCCGGCGATAGAGGACTTAACGACCCTTCGAAGGCCCATGTGATACCTGCCCTGATTCGGCGCTTCCAGCAGGCGCGGGATGCCAATGAGAAGACCGTCTCACTCATGGGCTCCGGGAACGCCATGCGGGAGCTCATGCACGTCGACGATGCTGCCAGGGCTCTTTTGGCCTACCTTGCCCTGTCTACTTCTGTCGGCACCATGAATATCGGCAGCGGGCAGGAGGTCACGGTCAAGAAGCTGGCGCAGGAGATTGCCGTGCTGGTGGGCTACAAGGGGAACATCAAGTTCACCCGGCACGGCGAGGACGGCATGGCCCGGAAGGTCCTGGACAGTCGTCATGCGCGAGCCTTGGGCTGGGTGCCCAAGGTCGACCTTTGGGAAGGATTGGCACGACTCATCAAGGAGGTGGACTCTTGAAGGTCAGCATCATCACGGCAGTCCATGAAAAGCCACTGGAAACGTGGCAGAAGGCCCTGGCGAGCCTTGCCATGCAGGGGGCAGACCAAATAGTCATCGTCCACGATCGTGCGCCTGAAGCCCTTGTAGAGGCTAGCAAGGCCATCCCGGATGCCGTGGTAGTCGACCTGACCGGCCCCAAGGGATGGCGGTCCCCGTGTCTTTCCTTCAACGCCGGCCTGGAGCGGGCCACCGGGGATGTGGTTCTGGTCTCCCATAGCGACATCATCCAAGCTCCGGGCAACGTGGAGCGAATCCGAGCCCATTTCAGCGAGCATCCCGATTCAGTTCTCTTCGGCATGGTCGTGGAGAGCAACCCTGAGAAGCTGACCGGCGCCGGCAATGCCGGTCCCCTGCTCATGGGAACCGGGAACCCTCGCCCCCTGGCCTGGTCCATGGCCGCCAAGGCTGAATCGCTCAGGAACGTAAATGGATGGGATCTGGCCTACATGGAAGGGGTCTGCTATGAGGACGACGACCTGACCGCCCGTTTGTGGAAATCTGGGCTGGACTTGTACTTCAATGACGACTGCCTCGCCATCCATGAGACCCACGAGCGAGGTTACTTCAACGTCATCAAGGAGTTACCGAACCGTTCCCTGTTCATCAACCGCTATGGTTGCAAGAGCGCCGGTGACTATGTCAGGAGGTCCAAGCCGGTTGCTGTTGCTTCTCCCGGGAGGCTGGCATGGAAGCACGTCTAGTTGAGGACTTGGACCCCATCCCTGACGGCTCCCTGATATGGGATGTTGGGGCCTACGAAGGTCGCTGGGCTGATGTCATTCGACAACTGTATCCCAAGGCCAAGCTGCGAATGTTCGAACCTGTTCCGGCCTATGCCGAGCGCCTCGCGGCCAGTTGGCTTCCCGGTGTTGGTGTTTCTCTGAGCCCCTACGGCCTATCAGATAGAGTCGAGTTCCCGCTTATCAAAGTCGCAGGTGACAGAAGCTCAACCTACGACATTCCCCAAGAGGGGCAAGGCAAGGTAGAAATAGAGCTGCGCGATGTGTCCAAGGAGCTCGGGGAAACCCGCCTTGACGTGATGAAGATCAACGTGGAAGGCGCTGAATATCCCATCCTCGAAAGACTCCTGAGCACAGGCCAGATCTCCCAGGTAAGAACCTTCCTCATCCAGTTCCACACCTTCATCCCCAACTTCGGTGAAAGATATCTCGCCATCAAGAAGGGAATGCTCAACACCCACTACCTCACCTGGAGACAACCATTCGTCTGGGAACGCTGGGATAGGGCATGAACGAAGATGAAGACCAGATTACTAAGGACATCAAAGCCAGCACCCAGGCGGCCATGAAGCAGATGTACGAGCGGATGATGGTGGAAATGATCACCTCCTCCAACATCCTGCTATCCCTTTCTCCTGGGATTCATGCCTTGGATACACGCCCATGGTGGAAGAAGTACCCACTAAGGGCCTACCGTGCCACCTACTGGTGGATCTACCACCACACCCTGGGCAGGTTCCGGGCATGGCTACACAGGGATTGTGGCGATGGATATCTGTAAGACTCAGAACATCATAAAATATATGTACCCTGAAAGCCTTGTGCACCAACAACTCTAGACCCTCTTGACAAGCACCCGGGCACTTAAGGTATTAAACCCTTTAGGGCTGGGTGATGCCTGCTCACCTTACGCATGCCCGCGTGACCTGCTCTCCCTACTACCTCCCCATCCCACACCACCTCACCACATCAGCGGCAGCAGTGATCATGCATTGAGCAGCCAGCGGGGGACCGACGAATGAATCGCCTACCGCAATCGCAGGATATACACCATGGGGCCAGATATAGGCTCCCATGGAGCATGGGAGCGGCATGCCAAGGATCTGCCCGCATTCGCCAGCGTCCCATAACCGGACAGAACATATGTGTCTATGCCGCTGAAAACAGGGCACTTGCGAGGGCGACATAATCCGGGAGAAATCGTGCAAGTGCTTACGGCTCAACGAGTAATGCAGGTTTACATAATACTTCTTATCGGACGATGGCCATCGCGTGCGGTTCACCGTGGAGCCCGCTGGTATGCTCCACCCATCCGGTCAATAATTCACCATGGCGCACCGTAGGATATGACTTACTCCCCTCCTCCAAAATTGCCTTCTCGGGTGATGGCTGTATCGGATGATCGCAGGTTGGTGGACATGGAGCCGGAGGAGCTGGACGAGTTCTTCGATGGACTCATCCGGTTGGTGCTTTATGAGGGGCCGGCACAGTAGGTTGTAGAAATACCGGTTTCATGTATTGACACGGCCGATCTCATAAATTATATGAGCGGGCCGTGGACGAGCCTGTCGTTCCTGCCGAAGAGTTCACTGGGACAGCGGAAGAGATCAAAGCGCAGCGGGAGCTTGCTGAGCGCCTGAAGGTGAAGGCGTTCGCGGACAAGAATCCCCTGGCCATGCGGGAATGGCGCAGGGAGAACTTGCGTCTTGCGCGAATGTTGCGCCGGAAGGGGAACCCGGGGGAGAAGAAGAATCTCCGGGTTGGGCGGGCTACGGTAGCGGAGCGCATCGCACGATCGGCCACCCTGGAAGCTGCCGGAATCATCGAAGACACCGCCCGTGTCCTGCGGGCCGGGGTCAACGTCTACGGGAAGATCGCCTCCACGGAACTCGCGGATTACCTGCGTGAAAGGCTCACGAAGGGGGATGCCCGGGAGAAGCGCGAGGCGGCCCGGGACCTGATGGACATCTATAGCCGGTCGCTTGACCTGTTGCAGATGAATCAGCAGAGGGCGAAGCGGCGACAGGCGATCGCCACCTGGCCGGCGGAAGGGGAGAAGGGGTGAGACGCTCCACGGCCCACGTGGCCGGGACGGACCCTGTTCTCCTGCCGCAGTTGTGGCCTCACCAGCAGGCTTTCGTCGACGATCCAGCGCAATTCACCGTCTGCAAGTCAGCGACGAAGTGTGGCAAGACCATGGCGGCGTCCTGGTGGCTGGCTCGCCAGGTCATGCACAACCCCGGCGGGCTGTTCTGGTGGGTTGGGCCGACGAACGAAGTTGGGCTCATTGGCTACAAGACCGTGCTTTGGCTGCTGGATTCGCTGATCGAGCGGAAACAGGAGCGGCCGTGGAAGTTCAAGACCGTCGACGGAACGATGGTGGCCCTCAAGACGGCGCAGGAGCCCGAGTTCCTCCGCGGCGCTGGCGTGGCCGGCATGGTGCTCGATGAGGCCGGCTCTCCAGACTTCGACAAGGCCTGGCCGGAAATCCGCACCACCATCTCCGCGACCCGCGGTCGGCTGAAGATCATCGGCAACCCCGGCGAGGGGGGTCAGTTCATGGACCGGGCGGAGCGGTGGGGGTCGGACCCCTCGATGCCGGAGTGGTCTTTCCATCGTTGGCGCTTTCTCGATCGGCCCACCGCCACGGAAGGGGACCTGAAGCAAGCCGAACGCGAGCTTGGGGCAGAGTCCGTCGAGTTCCGCCGCTACTACCTCGGCGAGACCATCCACGGCGCGGGGTCTTTCTTCCACAACCTCGACGCCGTCTCCACCGCCAGTCCGGAGGATCCGAAGCCCGGCGAGGCCTACCTGCTCGGTGTGGATCCCTGCATCTCCTCGGACTATTTCGTTGCCTCCGTCTGGCACATCAAGAGCCGCCGGCAGGTGTATTACAGCCGCTACAAGGGAACCCCCACCGAGCAGCAGGAAGAGGAAGTCGATCGGGTCTCGAAGCTCTACAACAATGCCCCGGTGGTGATCGAGGTGAACGGCCCCGGCGGGCCGATCGCCCGGAATCTCATGCTGCGCGGCCGGCAGGTCTACCCCTTCGAGACCTCCGGCAAGAGCAAGCCGACCGTCCTGTACGACTACCGCTCCGACATCGCGCACGGCGTCGTGACGCTGCTCGCCGACGAATACCAGAAGTCCGAGCACATCGCCTACCAGATGCGCACCACCAGGATCGGGACGGTCAAGTTCGGCAGCCCGCACGGTGGGCACGACGATATGGTGATGGCCAACGCCATCGCCAACAATGGACTCAGGCGGGCAGTCTCCCCGGACCTGACATGGCTCTGACCGAACGCGTCCGCGCCGCGCTTCATGCCATGACGGCCCCGCCGCCACAGCAGAAAACCCTCGGCTCCACTTCGATCTTCGATTGGTTCGGCCGCGGCGCGGACTTCTTCACCAAGCCCCAGGCCCTGACCATGCCCTATGCCCAACACCCGACCGTCCATGCCGCCGTCTCCGCCATCAGTCAATCCGTGTCGGCGCTTCCCCTGGAGATGTTTCCGGAGGACGACACAGAACGCGAAGAACCGATCACCGACTCGATCGTCCTGTCCCTCATGGAAAACCCGTCTCCGGACATGGACGGGCCGATGCTCATCGAGGGGACCATCGACTTCATGAAGTTGAACGGGGACGCCTTCTGGTTCCTCGACGGGGAGGCCCGGCGCGACCCGAAGGGGCCGAAGTTCCCCACCCGGATCGACCTGTGGGACCCGTGCAATGTGCGGGCGATCATGGACAAGGTCACCGGCACGCGCGTTGTCGGCTGGGAGCTCCAGATCGCGCAGGAGGTGTTCCGGACCGACGCGCGAAACGTCATCCAGTTCAAGCATTGGAATCCCTACAACCCGGTGCGCGGACTACCCCCGCTGTCGGCGGCTTTGACCGTGGCGTCCGGAGGCTACAAGGCGCTCCAGTACCAGGAAGCCTTCTTCGAGAACAACGCCATCCCGTCCGGCATCCTCACCCCGAAAGGAGACGGACAGATCATCCAGCCCGAGGCGATGCTGCGGCTGCGGGACGAGTGGGAATCCCGGCACATGGGAGCCGGCAAGCATGGCCGCGTCGGGGCACTGAATGCACAGATCGAATTCATCGAAATGGGGACCTCCTCGAAAGACATGGACTTCCCCGTCTGGCTGGACGCGGCGTCGGCTTTCATCCTCATGGTCTTCAAGGTTCCGCCCTCCGTCGCCGGCTTGCAGAAGGATGCCAACTACAACGCCGCGGTGCAGCAGGCGAAGCAGTTCTGGTTCAACCATCTGCCGCTGGTCCACTACCTCGAGCGCCGCATCTACCAGCGCCTGTGCAAGCAATACGGCATCAAGGAGAAGCCCTACTTCAAGACCGAGGGGATCAAGGCGATGACCGAGGACCAGGAGGCGGTTTCGAACATTGCCCGCAACATGTGGAACATGGCGGTTCCGTTCGAGCAGATCAACGACCGCCTGGAGCTGGGCTATGACACCAGCTTCCCGGCCGCCAAGATTCCCTGGACCACCTTCTCCCAGGTCAACGCCAATGAGCAGGCGACCGCCCCGGCAAAGTCGGATGTCGGCGGGCCGTCTCGAGGTCCGGTTCCCGGCGACACTCCGGCGCAGCCGGGGGATGAATCCACCGTTGCGGACGACCCGACGCAGGGGAAGGCGATGTCCGGGCGGGAATTCCAGCGGACGCTTTCCTGGAAGACTCTCATGGGGAAGGTGCGGGACGAGGAAGCGACCTACCGCACCCGCCTGCGCGATCACTTCTATCTGCTGCGCACGGATGTCCTCGCCAAGCTGCGCGCCCGCAAGGCCATCAAGGCGGATCTCAACGTCGAGTCGCTCATGTTCGATGACAAGAAGGCCGCGGACGACCTGAAGGGTCGGGTCGAGCCGCTCTACAAGTCGGCCCTCCAGAAGGGCGCCGAGGCGGTGGCGGCCGAGCTACAGATCAATTCGTCTTTCGACTTCCTGTCCCCGGCGGCGCAGAAGTTCCTCCGGGAGAAGCTGTTCGAGATCTCCGGGCTGGTGGATGACCCGGTCGCGGAGGAGCTGCGGGCGGCCCTCTTGGAAGGCATGGACAAGGGGGAGTCCGTCGACAAGCTCGCCGAGCGGGTGGCGGAGGTGTTCGATGTGCAGCGATTCCGCGCCGAACGCATTGCCCGCACTGAGATCGCGGAAAGCTTCAACGGAGGCCGCTTCGTCACCATGAAGGATGCCGGTGTCGAGCGGATCGAGTGGCTGTCGGCCCGTGACAACCGGGTCCGCGATTCCCATGCCGAGGTCGATGGCGAGGTCGTGGTGCTGGGGGACAAGTTCAGCAATGGCCTGCTCTATCCCCTCGATCCGAGCGGCCCTCCAGAGGAGATCGTCAACTGCCGGTGTGTGTCCGTGCCGGTCGCGTAAGGGAGAAACATGGATATCGAGATCGTCGAAGCCACGTCACCCGAACCGGAACCCGAGCCCGGACCTGTCGCTGAAGGCATTCCGGTGGACCGCGTCCGCAAGTTCTACTGCGCCGAGATGAAAGCTCTGAAGAATGGTGACGTGGAAGCCTATGTCTCCACCGAAGGTGTCGATCGGGTCGGGGACATCATCCGCGCCAAGGGCTGGGACATCGCCAACTTCAAGAAGACCGGCGCTCCCGTTCTCTGGGGTCACGACTACAGCCAGCCGCCCATCGGCAAGGCGGTCGAGATGGAAGTCCAGCGCAAGGGCCTGTGGTCGGTCACCCGTTTCCACGAGAAGACGCAGATGTCCCGTGACCTGGCGATGCTGGCCCGGGACGGCGACATGCGGGCCTGGTCGGTCGGTTTCAACCCCATGGAAGCCCCGGAGATGCGCAAGGACGACAAGGGCAACTTCCTCGGCTACATCTTCAACAAGTCGGAGCTACTCGAATACTCGCTGGTAGCGGTGCCGGCCAATCCGGAAGCCGTCAGCAAGGCGGTTTCCCTGGCGCGGCGTGGACTCATCAGTCATCAACTGGCCTCCATCATCGCGGGACCATCGCCCCAGGCGGAAGGGTCCGACGCGGAGTTGTTCGGTGGAAGAGACGAAGTCCTGCGAGCCAAGCAGGCACACGAAGCAACGCAGGAAAAGATCATCGCGAATTACTTCATGAAGGGGCTTCTCAATGGCCGTCGATGACGTGCGGGAACAGATCGACAAGGGATTCAAGGGACTGAAGGAACAGCAGGACGAACAGAAGGCTCTGGTCGAAAGCGAGTTCGAGGTCCTCAAGCGCCGCATGTCGGCTGCCGAAGGCCTCTCGGGCGAGCTGAAACAGACCAAGGAATGGATCACCGAGGTCGAGGCGAAGGTCAACACCGCCCGCACCCACGGTCCCGGGCAGGACAACCTGATCGCGGCGATCCCGCAGGCCTACCGCAAGCACATCGACATCGCGGAGCGGCACGGCTACAAGGATCCTGTCCAGACCGCCGCCAAAAACATCTGGTGGGCGGCCTCGATCAACGCCAAGCTGGCCGTCGTGCGGCCTGGCAACATGGCCCCGCTCGACTACCAGAAGATCGCCGACGACATCGAACGCGGCTGGGGCTATGACCCGGCGCAGAAGGCGCTGCTCGGCGATGCCCTGGCCGGTGGTGGCAGCGTGATCGCTACCCCTGTCGAGGCGGAGCTGATGCGGCTCATCCTCGACAACACGATCGTGCGTCCTCTCGCAACGAAGATCGTCATGACCTCGCTGACTCACCAGGTTCCGGTGGAGAACGCGAACGTCACGGCCTTCATCGTGGCGGAGAACGCGACGATCACCGACTCCATGCCGGCGACGGCGTTCGCGTCCCGGGCCATCACCGCGAAGAAGTTCGCGGGCATGGCGACGGTCACGAACGAACTCCTTCAGGACAACATCATCGGCCTGAATGAGTATCTGTTCACCGCCATCGCCGAGCAGATCGGGCGACTGGAGGACATCGGGGCGATCGAAGGCGGCACCGCCGCGGTGCAGAACTTCTCCGGTATCGCCGTGGCATCGGGCGTCAACGCCTTCACCGTCGCCGCGACCTCGGTGACCGGCGGGAACATCCCGACCTACCAGGAGCTGATCCAGCTCGTCTACACCGCGCAGCAGTCGGCGACTCGTCGGGGTGCCGGCTTCTTCATGACCCCGCTGGTCTTCAAGAACATCGTCTCGCTCGTCGACAACAACGGGCAGCCGATCTTCTCGCTGGCCAATGTCCCGAACGCCATCCCGCAGATGGTCGGCGGGTATCCGGTGTACCTGGTGTCATCGCTCTCGACGCAGTGGGCGACCGTCTCCGGGTCCACCAGTCAGATCTACTTCGGACCGCCGTCGAAGATCATCTACGGTGACGCGACGGGCATGTCCTTCGACATCGACCCGTACTTCTTCTTCGACACGGTCAAGACCCGGATCCGGGTGCTGAAGCGCACCGGGATTCTCGTGCCGGTCGGTGCCTACTTCACCATGGCGCGTGGCGTGAAGCCCGTCTAACCAACCAAGGGAGCGGCTCGGGGCGCTGGGTCCGCTGTGGACTCAGCCCCCCGGCCCTCCTCAAGGAGTCTTCTTTGAAGATCCAGATTCTTCGCGACGTGAGCGTGGTGGACAGGGACGGAAGGAATCTTCCGCGCAAGGCCGGAGAGGTCGTCTCCGTGTACCACGCGCAGGGACACCGGCTCATCACCCACCGCTTCGCGCTCTGGGTTGCCCGGGAGGACTCCGATCCGTATTGGGACCCGATCCCGATGTACCGCGCCGCCATTCCGCAGCGGGACAAGATGATCCACAAGGCTCAAACCAACAAGGGGGGCGCGTGAACGAAAAGCCGACACCGGACCAGGAGCGCATGGGGAATATGTCCGACCTGCAAGCCCGCCCGGGCATGGATGAGGAGACTCTAAACTTCCTCAAGAGCAAGACCGGCATCATGGTCGCCATCCCCAACCTGAGCGGGAAGATCAATACCCCGCTGGCGATGTGGCTGCTCGGCCTGTCCTACCGGACCATCGATCCGGACACGCCCTACTTCTTCAAAATTCACATGCCGTTCGGACTGGCGCCGGTGGAGTACGCCCGCAACGAATGCGTGCGCGAGTTCCTGTCGGACCCCTACTACAAGAAACTCTGGTTCATCGACGCGGACATGATCCCGCCGCCGAACGCCTTCGACATCCTCGACTTCGAGGACGACATGGTCTCGGCCATGACCTACATCTGGAAGGGCGGCATCATGAACAAAATGGGCGTGTATGAGCCGCCGAAGATGCAGATCAACGCCTTCGACTTCCGCCCGCAGCACGAGGACTTCATCTCCCGCATGCCGGCGAATGATAACCGTTCCTTCTACTGCGATGCGGTGGGCGCGGCCTGCATGACCATCACGCGCAAGCTCCTCGAGGAGATGCCGGAGCCGTGGTTCCGGACCCTGCGCGATCCCTATGGGGCCGGGATGCGCGGTGAAGACCTGGACTTCTGCAAGCGCGCCCAGGACCTGCACCAGACCCGGGTGATGTATGTCCCCAAGGTGCAGTTCGGACACGTCAAGGAACTCGACCTCAACGAGGTCACGAAATACGGGCTGGTGTCCATGCGGAACGTGATCGAGCAGGTGAAGAAGAACGACCCGGAGAGCATCTCGGCGAGGGGGTTGCCGGACATCCGCTTCCAGGGTGAGAGCCTCGCGCAGAGCCTCGAAGGGGCGCCGCGAGTGTTGAAGGTTGTGGGAGGAGGAGCCCCATGAGCAAGACGCGCTTCGAACTCTTGGCCTCCGCGGCCCAGACGGCGACCGGACAGGGAGGCGGAGTCTCCGTCTCGGGGATCAAGAGCCTGGTGATCTTCGCTGACGTGACGGTGGTCTCGGCGTCCCTGAACGCTCTCTACCTGCAAGGTTCCAGCGACGGCGGGACGAGCTGGTTCGACCTTTTGGCCGAGACCTATGTCCAGACCACCAGCGGTATCACCGGCACGAGCGGGACCTTCGCGCGAAATATCGCCTCATCCCTGACGACCGGCAACATCCAGAAGATCGTCGCGACCTATCGGATCTTCCCCGACTACGTCCGGGCCGCCTGGAATCTCTCGGGTTCCGGGCCGTCTTCGACTTTCAGCGTCAAGGGAGTCGGGGAGAACTGATGCCGCTCGCAACCATCGATCAGCTCAAGGAGTACGTCGGGGACATCGCCATCGACAAAGACGATGCCCTGCTGACCCGGCTGATCGATGCTGCGAGTTCGGTCATCGAGAGTTACTGCTGCCGGTCGTTCGAATCGACCGTCTACACGAACGAAGTCCACGACGGCACCGGCACGGACACGATTAACCTCAAGCACTACCCGATCATCAGCCTGGCTTCCGTGCTCGAAGGCGGATCCGTTCTCAGCACCGGCAGCACCGGCTATGGCAGTGCGGACGTGATTGTGTATGCGAACGAAGGGCAGTTGAGACGGCCATACTGGACGTGGCTTTCGTATCCAGCCTGGTATTCCTTCACCTACACCGCCGGCTATACCACGGTCCCCGCGGCAATCGTTCAGGCCTGCCTTGAGTTGGCGGCGCTCATGTTGCGCGGTAAGGAGCATGTCGGAATATCCCAGAAGACCAGCGGCGTGCAGACCTTTACCTATATCAGCCAGTTGTCGCAGGCCGCACAACGCGCCCTTGACCAGTTCTCCGATCCCAGCCTGGGGCGTGGCTGATGGCCGAGGGGATGCGGTTGACGATCGTTGGCGGAGAGGCATTGCGGGAGCGTCTGGCCCGCGGTCCGGTCGATCTGTCCAAGGCTATGCGGGACGCGATGCAGCGGTCCCTGGATGTGGTCTATCGCAAGGTCGCGGACAACTTGACCGGGAAGGTCCTGCATGTCCAGACCGGGCGGCTTCGGCAGAGCATCCAGACGGCGGTCGAGGAAGGCGGGCAGCGGGGCCGCATCGGGACCAATGTCGAGTATGCCGCCATCCACGAGTATGGCGGCCAGACCAAGCCGCACGTCATCACCGCCCGCGGCAAGGCGCTCCGGTTCGTCTCGCCGCGCTTCGTCGGTCCGGTCAAGCTGACCGCGAAAGGGAAACTCGCCAAGCGGCAGACGGCGGGATCCATCGTCTTCGCCCGCAAGGTGAGCCATCCCGGCTCGACTATTCCGGCACGTCCGTTCCTGCGCCCTGCCCTGCGTGACTCACAGGAAGAGATCAAAGCCATCCTCAAGTCTGGTCTTGCGGAGATTCTCAAGTGAGCGCCGGCCCACGGGAGAACCTGTTCGCCGCCGTCGCCGCGCGACTCGAATCCATCCGCATGAGCGCCGGGTATGCCTGCGACGTGGACGCGGTCTATCGGGTGGACGTGGTCCCGAACGACATGCCAGCCGGGGTAACCCGGGCGCTGTGTGTTCTGGAATCCCTTTCCGCCGAACAGTGGGAGTTCCTGGATTCCGGCACGCAGGGCGGACAGGATGCGCGGGTCCAGATGGTTATAGCGGGAGTCGTGAAGAGTCCGACATCGGATCTGAAGTCAAGCACCCGCCATACCGCGCTCAACGAACTGATCAACGCCACCACGAAAGCCCTGATGCAGGACCCG